TCAGGCACTACAGTTGTAAGAACTGCTCTTCTTAAATTTCTATAGTCTTCTGGACTATATTTATCTATAAACTGTTGAACTATGGTGTCACTATCTAACTCACCTAAAATAAATTTGATAGTTTTTTGCACTAGCGGGTCTTGCATATCAATATCGGTTAGTCCTCCAGCTTGTCTAAGCAAAGGCATTTCATTCATAGTATCTTCATACATTTCTAATTCAGACTTTCTGCTTACAGGACTAGAAAGAATAGCTGGCATTTGTGGAAATGTAGTTGGTGGTACAGTAACATCAGATTGGTTTTCTTGGTCTTTAGATACAAAACTGCTACCTTCTATTTTTGTATCACTAGTTGGAGAAGCTCCTTCTAAAGCAAAACCAGCATCTTCTAAAGCTTTAATTTCACCTAGAGTTTTTTCTGGATTTTTAGAACCCAGTAAATATGGTGTGTATATACTTAATATATCTTGCTGTGATGGAGTTGCACCACGTTTTAATGAACCTGCTACATCACTTCTATCAAAATCTAGAGCAGGTAAACTAGTTTGTGGTAAATTTTGACTAACAAAATTTGATATTTGTTCTTCAGATATGTCTGGAGTTTCAGCTATAGCTGCTCCTTTTCCAACTGAAGGTGTGCCTGTTGTAGGTAAATTATCAAATAATGCACCTAGTCCAACACCTTCACTTGTTGTAGGTAAAGCAGGACCTAATGTGGGTGTCTCTGGTGTAATTACAGGTAAAGTAGGTTGAGCAACAAATCTGGGTTTTTCTTGATAGGTTACAGGTGAGTAAGGGTCTACTTGCATAGGTATACTTAAATCAGCACCTTGTCCATAAAAGTTTCTATAGGCAGCAGTTTCTGTTGGGTCAAAAGGTCTAGGAAAAGACCTAGGAGGCATTGGCATAGTTCCGCCTGTTGGTGCTGATTGACCTCCAGTTATTTCTGTAGCAGTAGGATTTAAGTTTTTAAAGTATTGCATCTCTGGTTGAAATCCAGCCATGAATCCTGTTGGTATATTCGTAGCTTCTCTTTGTGCTACTGGCACAGGTCTGCTACCTTCTTCTAAATAAGGATTAGGTTGATTCATCATAGCTATTCTTTCAGCTTCATCTGCAATCTGTGCTTCTACTTGTCTTCTTATTGATTGACCTCTATTCAACTCAACTGTTTTATCTTTTTTTTGTGCATTAAGTATTTTAAAGTCTTCACCACTAATCTTGCCATCTTCATTAGCATCTATATTTTTTTGTTTACCTATTAAAGTAGACCTACCACTTTCAGAAAAAACCAAAGGTATGTTTTCTGGGTTAGCATCTAATATAGCTTGTCTACGTCTTCTTCTTTCTTCTTCATTAGCAAGAAGACTTGCCTCAAAATCATCTCGTGATTGCATGATAGCTCCAGTTCCTGCTGCGGTTGTAGCAGCTATACCTGAAGGAGATGTAGCACCTGCAAATAAAGCTTTAGCTCCTGTGTCAAAACCACCAGGTTGACCAAATATAGTTTTAGTAGAGTCTATTAAATTTAAAGGTTGTTCTCTTAAAAGGTTAGTTGTAGCAACTCTTGAAGCATCTTGTACAGCAGCTTGTGTAGCTGCATCTGCACCTGCTGTAGCTGCTGCCTCTGCTGCTCCTCTTGCTGTTGCATCCGCAGCAGCAGTATTCATAGCATTAGTACCAAACCCTGCTGTAAGTCCTGACAATAAAGCTTTAGAACCAGAACCACCTGTTTGTGCGTATGTTGCTAAACCTGCACCTATGCCCGCAGTTAAAGCTGCTTTACCAGCAAGTGCTGGAATAAGTGTAGGTAAAAAAGCAGAGCCTAATGCACTACCTAATAAAGGTGCTAGGAAAGGTAAGAATGCTTCAGGCTGTCCTGTCTGTGGATTTATTGTAATAGGCATAGCCTGTGCCAAACCTTTGACCTCAGCTGGATTAACGTGCAATAACATAGAGTCACCATAGCGACCTTGTGCTGCTACATTTTTAGTCTGTTGTTTAATATCCATAGTATTGCCACCACCTGCAAAATTCATTTGCATCATACGTTTTTCATTAAGTAAGTTTTCTATTTCAGAATCTAAAGATTCAATAGATTGTCTGTTTTTATTGGCTTTGCTAGTCAAAAAATCTAAATTTTCCATTTTAGCAATATGAACATCTGAAGCGAGTAATTGTCTCCTTCTATTCATAGAAGGTAGTTGATTTACAAAAGTTCGCAAATCTTCTGCTCTTCTTTTTTCGTTACGAATATATCTTCTTCTATCTTTTTCAGGCATAGACAATAGTTTTCTTTGTAGAAGTTTTTCTTCTAATAAATTATCTATATTTGCTTTCATTATCTTTCCTCTGTAGTTTCGCAACCAAATACATTAAAACTCATATCTACTGCACTTGTGTACACTTTTAATACATCTGTTTGATTTAAGGTTATGCCAATAACTATAGCAAAAGAATCATTTGCTGCTACTGACTTATCGTAAAATAAAAACTGTTTGTCATCTGCACTTGCACCAGCTACATGAACACTTAGTCTAAATGTTATAGCTGAACCTGTGCGATTAGCTGCAACAATAGAACTTATAGTAGTCTGAGTTTTATCAGGTACTGTATATAGTGTTGTGGTTGTTGTAGCTGCTGGGTCTAACTGACCTAATACTTTTAAACTATCAGCCATGTTTTACACCCATCAATAAAAACTGATGTCTACGCACAGCCTTTGATGCTATAGACTCTTGTAACTTTTTTAGAGCACCAATTTCTGAGTGCAAGTCTTGTATTGCCTGCTCTACTGTTCTTCTAGTAACAGACTCATTTTGTTCGTCATACTCTAGAGTAGCTAGTGGTAAAGGTATCGTAGTTCTCTCTGCCATTATCTTTTACCATCCTGTCTTAACTCTAATCTAATATCACCTAACCTCCAACCAAAGTTACTGCCTGTATTTTCTATTCTTATGGCACTTTGTCTGGCTCTTGCTCTAGTATTAGTAAAGGTTGAATTAGGTGTAACCGATATTGTCTGTAGCGTAGATAAACTTTCTAAAGGAAAATTTCTTCCCTTTATTGTCATACTAACTGTATTGCCTGTATCACTAGAGCCTCTATATTGTAGGTCAGGTATAAGTTTAGAAATAAACATAAACCTTTCACCATCAGGGTCTAAATCAAAGTCAGCCGATTCTATGAACGCTGTAAAGTCTGAACCATCTGCACTATGCCCTACTTCGTGGTTATATAAATAATTATTCTGAGTGGTATCTAATTTACCAGCAGCTAAAGGATTATCTAATATGTATGCAGGATTCCAAGCAGTCCTAGTAAATCCATCTGTTGTTGTTCCTATAGACCAAGACTTTTCTAAATAGTTATAAATTACATACCTATCAATCTCTGATGAAGTTGAGCTAGGATAAAACCACATTATTTCATTATGTGTTGGTATTGCTGCTGCAAAAACTTTATAAGATTGTGTGTAATTAAAATCACTAAATATATGGTCTAAAACAGAACAAGGTAATTTTTGTACCGCACCTGTATATACATAGAACCCACCATTATCCATAAAGTAAACTGCTCCACCCGCAGATGCCATAGAGTTAGGAGACACCGCAGACATTCCAGTAGCAACTTCATTAAAACTAAATATAAAAGGCGAGCCTACAAAACGCATAGAAACTAAACCTACATCTGTCCATATAAGTATTTCTTGTCTAGTTTGTAATGCACCTATTATTTTACTACCTGTTGATAATTGCACTCCGCCTGCTGAGTTAGTAGCTGAAGGTGTCCAATCAACCGCACTTTCTGAAGTAGAAAATCTAACTAGCATGGGGTCTATAGTGCTTGAGCCTATTGGATTACAACCAAATGATATAACGTGCCTATCTACGTCTGACATCATAATTTGCAAATTACTAGTAGGAACATCACTTGCTCCTGCTAAAGAACTTGCTAACACCGCTCTAGTTGATGTTCCAGAAGATTCATCCCAATAATATAAAGGACCGCCTCTTGGACAAGCTATTGTGTCATCACCAAAATTATCTATAGACCATAATCTAAGTTGGTTTAAGTAATCTACATCTGAAGTAGAACCAAAACCACCTGAACCCCAAGTATCTACACCCCAACCAGTACCAGGTACATAAACATCTAATCCTACATTAAGTTGATACGCACCAACTACAGAGCTACCACCATTACCTCCACCTGTTGATGGGTCATCACTACTATTTGCAGTTACAGTTGCACCTGATGTATCTTTAGCTTCTATGGTAAAAGAGTTTGCATTTACTATAGTATCTATTTGATATTCTTGATTTAACACCGCAGCAGTTATATTACCGCCTAAAGATGAAGCACCACTAAATGTAACAAAGTCATTCTTTTTAGCACCATGACTTGTATCAGTTACAGTAATAGTAGAACTGCCATTCGAGGCTGCAAAGGTTACATCACCCGCAGAAGTTGTTAATCTTAAAGGTGTAATATCATTTATAGCTGTACCTTGTTTTGCGTATAACTTTAAATGCGTACCTAATATAGTGTAGTTATTAGATTGTACGTCAGAGTAGTTATGTATTTTTCTGCACGTTCCTAGAAAAGAACTTGATGTATTTTTTTCCCAACCACCTATTCTTTCAGGTCTACCTTTTCTAAATCTTACTTTATCAGCGTCAAACCATCCGCCTTCATTAGAGTAGTTAGTACCCTCTTTATTAATTCCAGGTTGAAATACAAACTTTGCAAATGGCACGCTATACTCCTAGCACCATATCTTGTAGTTCTTTACCCCTTCTACCTACTTGATAAAACCATTTTGAATCTTCCATTTCTTTTGCCATTCTATTCCAATCGTGTTGTCTACAAGCTTGTAACATATTTTGAAATTTAGATAATCTAGAACCACCCAAGTTAAAACACATATTAACTAAAACGTGCTGTATATCTTCTGGTAATTCATTCCAATCTTCATCATTACCAAAAACGTGCAAAGCTTCACTATAATGTTTTTTAAAATCTTGGTCATAATACATATCAACAACTTCTTGACTAACTGGTGTGCCTACTGATTGTCCATATTCAGGGTCTTGTTTTTGTATAAGATGCCCTACACCTAATGTTAAATATCCTAAAGAGTCCTCGTATATTTCTAACACTTCCCCTTCATGTCTTTTTATTTGTTCTTTACAAATATCTATATTCATTAAGTTTCTCCCTCTTTTTGTTTCGGAGTTGTCACAGTTTTGTAATAAACAACAACTTCTTTTAACTCCGTTATATATCTTTTAAGTTCTTGCATATTATATGCCATCACTTCATAGTCAGGTATTGTCATAGCTAAAAACACCAATTCACCTTCTTGTTGTTCTATTTTAGCTAATTGTTCATCTATGTTCTCTGGAGTAATAGTCATCCACATAGGCTCACGCAAATCTATCTCTCTAGGCATTACAGGATGAGCTATTTGTCGCTCTAATGGTTTAGCTGATATTTCTATTTGTTTAGTTGGAAGCAGGCTGCAACTGCAAATTGTCATCAAGACTATCAACTGTAGCACTAATCTTTTCGATATCTTCCATAATGTGTTTAGTTCCATTATTTATCTTCCTTTGCATTTCTACAGGGTTTGCTATTATTTTAGCTGCTAACTCATAGTTTTGTATAAACTGTGTATATCTATTTAACTCTCTTTGGGCAGCCTGACTTTTAAGATTTAACTCATTTAACTGAGTTGTTTGTAATTCAAAGTCTGCCTGTAAACTTTGTATAGCTTCTTCTTGTGTAGCTATCGCACCTTCAAGTGCCATATTATTAGCTGTTAATATTTGATTTTGACTATATAAATAATAAATTAAAAATCCTAGTACTATAATTATTCCTGCTAAAGCTTGATTCATTACATATCCTCAATAATATAATTAAGACCTGAAGCACTTCTATACTCTATTAAATTATTATCTTCATCTTTAAACTTTAAATGTTTTTCTTTTTTAGTAATAATTTTTTTTGATATATAAACTTTATCATCAGAATCTCCATACTCTTTATTAAAAGATACTGTAATTTTGTATCTAGTTCTAAATAAATCTATAAACCATGTAAAAAAAACTTTTAATTTTATATCCATGTATATACCTGTAATGGTTTGGACTTGCCTTTTACCTCAATAGGTTTTAGAGATTTTAACGGAAATTTACTATGTTTTGCAGTTTCTTCGCCTATCAAAACACCTACACCTGCTACCTTCGTACTTGACTCTAATCTAGCTGCAACATTACATGGGTCGCCTATAAGACTAAATGCAAATCTATCAGTAGCTCCAAAATTTCCAGCAATGCAAATACCACTATTAACACCTATGCCGATAGCAACTTCAGGTATATCTTCTTGTTTAAATTTTATATTTAACTGGTCTATATTTTTTTCTATTTCTTTAGCAGCTTGCAATGCTAAGTTGTGATGGTTTTCTTGTGGAATTATAGTGTTCCAATGAAACATACCTGCATCACCAATAAATTTATCTGTGCATCCAAAGTATTTATTAGCAGCTTTAACTTGTGCATCTAATACTTCGTTCATTATGTATGTAACTACTTCTGGCTCTACTGATTCTGATAAACTAGTAAATCCTCTAAGGTCTGTAAATATAATAGAACAATCAACTCTTTTACCATTGACCTGACACAGCTCAGGATTATCTTGTAATTTTTTAACCATTCTAGGGTCTAAGTATTTACCAAACTGTTGTTTTATTTGTTGTCTTAGCTTGTATTGTTCTCTAAATCTTAAATAAAAAGCTGTAGATGCTGTTGTAAACTCTGATAAAAGTGACCAGGTTACATCAATTAAAATTCCATTTTGTATAAAATAAAATCCTAAAAATCCTGTTAATAAAAATAATATACTAGTCGTAGAAATTCCTACTGTAATTCCAAAAATATTTATTGCATACCAGGATAGAACTATAAGTGTTATTAATAATGCTAATTCAACTGCTAGCGAATAATCAGGTATATAAGGACTGTCTTGTATTAATATAGACTCAGCAAGTGCAGCTTGTATTTTATGTGGCTCTAACAATCCTACAGGTGTAGCAACTTGTGGCATTATGCCTTTTGCAGTAAAACCTACAAATACAAACTTATTTTTTACATCCATTTCTGCAAGAGTAGTTTGTGGTGTATTTACCCAACTTATCCACTTGCGACCTAAACTATCCGTTTTAACTGGAGGTAAACCTTTTACTCTTACTTCTTCTAAACCATTAGCATTAGTTTTTATAACATAAGTATCAGCACCTGCTAATAGTTTTAATACCTCTGTGCCATAAGAAGAAACCCACCCGTCATTAGTTCGCATTAATAAAGGTAATCTTCTTACTAAATTATCTACATCAGTTCTAGCTACAGCTATACCCTGATTAGAATTTTGTTTCAAGATTTCTATATTTTGTATAACTCCTGTAGCTTTTATACCACCAATGTCATCTCCTAATATAACTGTGCCTGTTGTAGGAGGATATTTACCTTTGCCCTCAAACATAGCCAACACACTTGGAGAAAATGCTAAAGCTTCAGAAAACTCAAAGTCTCCACCAAATCTATCAGGTTGTGGAAAAGCTATAACCCATCCAACTCCTATAGCTC